AAGCACAGTACTTCTTGCAGCTGATAGGCTTGCAGTAAGAGTGTACGTGATACATAGCAGCAAGACAATAACACTGCACACAGAAGACAATCACCTTTGCCAAGTCATTACAACTTTCTCCACTGGTATCAATGCGCTTAATGGATTAACTGCTCAAGTTCAAAACTTCGCAGTAGGAACAAGTGGAACTGATTTTGCAATAAGTTCGGCAACTGCGACTCATACATTCAACCTACCAACGGCAAGTGCTGCCAACAGAGGAGCATTGAGTTCAGCGGACTGGACTACGTTCAACGGGAAGCAGGATGCACTAGTAAGCGGCACCAACATCAAGACAATCAACTCGACTTCATTGCTTGGAAGTGGCAACATCACCATTGCATCATTGGGAGTTTACAAAAGCACAACCGATGGAGCTGCATCGAGTGGAACTGCAAACACTTACAGCCAAGGTGTGCTTGTTCCTGCGAACTCGGTAGTGGCAGGAAGCGTTCTTGAGTTTAAGTTGAGAGGAAGAAAGACAGGAGCAAATGCAGTGTACACGATTCGACTTTATGCCAACACAACAAACAACTTAAGCGGCTCTCCAGTGCTACTTGCAACATATACTGCAACCCTTATCCAAGCACTTGCATTGCAGACAATAAGAACGGCAGCGGTGAAAAATGTAACAACCAATACTGAGATGGCACTTGCAACAACATCACTTGCAACAGACTTTGCAAATACATCATTTGCATCAATCGCAGTGGATTGGACTACTGACAAGTACATCATCGGTGCAGTTCAAAATAGCAATGCAACAGACTCCTCATTAATCTCACTAATATCAATGACAATTATATGATAGACATTACTCTTGAAGGTGGCTTCGTAACCTTCTATTCATCGGTGATTGGTGCGATTGCATCAAATGTAGAATCTGTTGAGGTGGTAGATGACAACTGTATTCACTTGGGCACTAACGTGGGGGTGTTCCTTATCAATGTAAATCAGTTCACTTTTAATGGCATCAAGTTCACCAATTCAAGCAAGGCACTAACTTATATAACTAACAACTAACGACATGGCAGGAGTAAAAATTACAGACTTAGGTACATTGACAACGGCTGTCAATGAAGACTTACTTTATATCGTGGATGTAAGCGACACATCGCAATCTCCACAAGGAACATCCAAGCAGATTGAGGTGGGTAATATGTTCAGTAGTGGCAGCTATACTCCGACAATTAGCGGAGAGGTGAACTTGACGGCTGCACCTAATTACGCGACTTATATTCGAGTTGGCAATGTTGCAACAGTATCAATTCAATTGGAGATTCAATTTGCTGCTGCTGAAAATTCAGGAGTTTTTGAATTATCGCTACCAGTTGCATCAAATTTTACAACTGTAAAGCAGTGTTTTGGATTGCTTCAATGGTCATATTCAGGTGTAGAATCTGAACTTGTTGCATTAACAATCGGAGCAAACACAACCAACAACACATGTCAAGTTGGACTTGAAGTTGTGACAGATGAGTTACTTATGTCATACGCAACATTACAATTCCAATATGAAGTGCTCTAACAACGGCATTCGACTCATCCAAGAGTTTGAAGGCTTGCGCCTCACATCCTACCTATGCAGCGCAGGAGTGCCGACCATTGGCTACGGCGCAACCTACTACCATGACGGCAGCAAGGTCAAGCTCGGGCAGACAATCACCCGTGAGCAAGCCAATCAGATGCTTAAGGATCACCTTAAGGAGTTTGAGGGTAGCGTGCTTGGACTGCTTAACACCACCAAGGTGAATCAGAATCAGTTTGATGCGCTTGTAAGTTTCTGCTTCAACCTGGGCGCAGGCAACCTTGCTAAGTCGCAGCTGTTGAGATTCATCAAAGCCAATCCAAACGACCCGAAGATTGCAGCTGAATTCCTTAAGTGGAACAGAGCAAGCGGTGAGGTTGTGACCGGGCTTGTAAGAAGGCGCAAGAAAGAGGCGCAACTATATTTCACACCAATCGTTTAAACAACTATGGCGGCAAGGAGAGTCAGCAAACCAAGACAAGTGCTTGACATTATTCTTAAGCATTGGAGGCCAACCATTGGCAGCTTGGTAATTCTCAGCTCTGTGTTCGCGCTTATTTTTAAGCAGATATCCACAGAGACACTTGCGGCGATTGTTGCAGCTATGGTGGCGGCAGGATACATACCTAAAAGCAGTGACAATGGATGACGGAATAGATTCAGTACAAGTGATCACGACCCTCGATGAGGGTTGCGTGGTGGGTATTGGCTGCAAAGTCCATACGCATCACCATCGCATTGAGATAAAGCCGCAAGTCGTTTATCAACCGATTCAGAATTTCACTATCTTTGGGCGCAACTATTGCACTAATCAATGGGGGCAAACTTTCGAGTTGCCTGTCGATGATCCAATGCCAGAGCCAAAGCCGATGCAACAAACCTACGCAAGCGATACAATTACACCAACGCAGTCTGCATTCTTGATTGCGCCAAAGCCTGAAGCGAAGATCATCATCAAGCCTCGCACTGAGTTCTCCGAGTACAAGCCGACAATGGATGCTCCAATCATGGGCATGCTGTTGACTTTTACAATCTACATCACCGCACAATGGGCATGGAGCTCAATGTCGGCATGGTCAAATTTATATAGCGAACTCTCGACATGTCTTCGCTCTTCATCTTAGAACATAGCATCGACCTCTTTTATGTGGTGACGGATAGTGATGGAAAGATTTTCACCAACAATGAACTCTTCAAGAACTATGTCAGCCATATTAAGCCGACAAAAATAACCGACATCATAAGCATTGAAGGTGACAAGATTGACTTTATTGATGCAATTGAGAAAGCTCGCAAGCATTCACCTGAGCCTTCAAGAGTCTATGCTCGCACAAGACAGAAGAACGCAAGCGACAGATATAATGTTTGGAACTGCTTTGCGATTGATGATACTCTACACTTTGTTGGCATCCAGATAGTCGATGTGACATCCATCAGCTCGCATGAGCATGAGAGGCAGAAGACACTTCTTGAGGAGTTCCGCTTCATGCTTAGCCATGAGCTCCGCCAACCACTGACTAACATTGCAGGGCTTGTGAATATGCTCATGCAGCATCAAGTGGCAAGTGATGTAGATCGCAAGGAACTGCTTGCAATGATACACACATCAGTCAACAAGCTTGATGATGCCATCAAGATACTTGTCAAGAAAGCAGCTCGCGAGTTATGACAGAGCAAGAAGCGGATAAGAGACTGGTTAAGGTTGCCGCTTGGTATGTGATAGAGAGAGGAATGCCTGTATGCGTGGCACTGCAAATACTGCAAGCAGAGCTCAAGGATAAGCGATTATTTTGGGAATCGTCTAAACAACTTATAAAACTCATTCAAGATGGCATCTGTACGAACTGAAACGATTTATTTAATTGCAATTATTGTACTTGTATTTTTGCTGCTTAAATCTTGCGGCGAAAACGTGACTAATGATTATCGCCTTAAGCATACGATATATGAGGACAGCGTACTAATCGCCTCGCAGAAGAAGATAATAGCACAGAGTGGCTCAGATGCAGCCAAACAAGCGCAGCAAATCGCAGAGCTCGAAGTTAAAGTAAAGAACGCATCGGAGGTGGTAAAGATTGAAACGAGGACCGTCATAAAAACGCAGATCAAAGTAGGTGACACTGTGATGGTGAACAACTACCCAATGATTAGAACAGGCAAGCCATTCCTTAAAGAGACCGAGTGGTACACAATCGGCGGCATGATCAATCGCCTCGGATGGTTGCAGATTGATTCACTTGTGATTCCGGCTAAGTTCACCTATGCTGTTGGTGATACGATGCGCACTGGCTTCATCAACAAGCTACTTAAGAAAAAGGACACAGTGGTCCGCATGAGAGTCGACAATCCGAATGTCACAATCACCGGAATGCAGAATATCTACATCAAGGAAGAGAAAAAGTGGCATCATTCAACGGCCTTCAAGTTGGGAGTTGGAATGCTGATTGGTGTGGCCGTTGGGGTAACTGCAAAATAATAGCAATTTTATTTGGCTAATTATCAAGCACTTGCAAAGCGAGGTGAAAAATAATTGCTTAAATCTTAAATACCTATTGCGTATTCAAAATAAAGCTATACATTTGTCAAACAATCATTCACTCATAAATCATTTACTCATGACAACAGCAAAAAATTATAAAGGTAAAGTTTTTATTTTTAAAAAAGAAAGAGGCTATTACATAGTAAAAGCCAATGGTTTTAATCATTTTTGGTTTCAAAGTACAATGTCTGTAAGAGAAGCTAATAGAATATTTAATCAAAACTAAATCATTCACTCATAAATCATTTACTCTTTTAATCATGAACACTTTTTTCAAATCACACGACAACACGCAGTTCTTCAACTACGATCATTTATCAGGCATCATGTTAACAATCGTGCAA